GGCCGCAGGGTATAGGAAAAACCTCGTTTGTGCGCATGATTGGTATCAGGCCGGAATTTGTGAAGCTGGGTCAATACCTGGACCCCCGCGACAAAGATACATACCGCCGCTGTACTTCCACATGGATCGCAGAGCTGGGCGAAATTGAAACCACCCTTAAATCAGATATTGAGCGATTAAAGGCATTTATCACAGCGGAGCGGGACGAGTACCGGCTCCCATACGGGAGAGCGGATCATACGCTGGCCCGCCGCACCAGCCTCATTGGAACCTGTAACACAGAGCGATTTCTAGTTGATCCCTCCGGCTCCCGCCGATTCTGGACGATCCCTGTAGAGGAGATTGACCTCCCCCGGCTCACAGAGTTTAATGCGCTCCAGCTTTGGCGGCAAATCAAAACCATGTGCGCCCATAACCCAAACGAGTTCCGGCTATCGGCAGAGGAGCGGGAACAGCTGCAGGCGCGGAATAGCCGACACGAAAAGCCACTGCCCGCGCAGGAAGAACTGGAAGACATTTTCGCGGATGCGGAAGCGGACAAGGCAGGCTTTCAATGGGTATCTGTGACCGTATCGGAATTTAAAGCGGAGTATGCCTCCCTTTCCCGGTATTCCGTGCAGCAGATATCTGCGGCCCTGAATAGGCTGGGGAATAAATCAAAGCATCAGCGAGTTAACGGTACGATCAACCGCGTGCGCGTTCTCCCACTCCATAAATGGGGCATTTCTCACACCGCACACAGCCCGTAAGCGTTAACGAGGTGTTAACGAGTGTTAACGAGGCAGTGTTAACGAGTGAACGAGGGGTTAACAACGGAAAACGGCCCCTCTCGTTAACATCAAACCCATTGTGCCGCAATGGATAGACCTGTAGTGTTAACGATGTTAACGATACTTTTTATGTAAAACCTAGGGAATCAATAAAAGGTAAATAGAGGTAAACAGAGGTTACAAAGGTAGTAAAAATATAGAGAATATAGAAATGCTCGTATACATCGTTAACCTCGTTTACAGGAGAGAACAGCATGAGCGCGAAAGAGCAGAAAAAGGGCGCCGCCGGTGAGCGGGAGCTTGCGGACATCCTCATCCGCGCCGGATATCCGGTCAGATGGGGCGGGAACAAAACATACGGAGCAGTGCCGGACCTCTCCGGGCTTGCTGGTGTGCACATCGAGTGCAAGCGGGTGGAGCGCCTGAACCTCTCCGCCGCCATGGAACAATCGGAGCGGGATGCCCGCCGATTCGGGGACGAGGTGCCCACTGTGTTTCACCGCCGCAATCATAAACCGTGGCTCGTTACCATGCGGCTGACTGACTGGCTCCAGCTTTACGATCGCAACGCGCACGCGCGTTTTTTTACAGATCATGAACACAATACCGGTAAAGGAGAAGAAACAATGGGATTTTGGGAATCAGAGAAGCCAATCGCAGCAAGCACCGAGCGGAATGTACTCGAATACTTCCCGGAGGCAAAGAACCTCAGCATATCGAAACCGAACTGGGTAGACAAGGACGGAAACGACCGGCGCGGGAAAACAGTGTTCCTTGATCTCTCAGCAGTTGCAAAATGTCCCGCCGCGCTCCAACTGCTGGAACGTGTGCTCGCTGACTTGAAAGGAGCCTGACCGTGCCACGAAAGAAAGTATCAACACCCCCGCAACACCCTGTAAAGGCTACCGTCACCCTCACCGTGGAAGTGCCCCCGGAGAAGTACCGGCAGATACTGGCCGCAGCAAAGCTATGTGGGTACACCCCGGAGGAATGGGTACTCATGGAAGCAATAGAAAATACTCTGTAAAGCAGAAGAGGGAGAGCGGTACACGCTCTTCCCCTTTTCTTTCGCAAATAAAAGCCCTAGGAGCGCGTGCAAGCGTTCCAGAGGGAACAAATACCCCCAACGGGAGAACGCCCCACAGAGGGCAGAAAAAGAGCTGATTGGCGAGGTCACGGGAACACCACCCGCTTCGGCAATCAGCTCCAGGAGAAAGCGCCAATCCAACCAGCCTTGCCACCAATGGTGACGCTGGGACGCAATCCCCTGCTTGATATGATTCTACTACAGGCTCACTAATTTTTCAAGGCCCATAAACAGCGAGGGGGCACACCGTTTTTCCGGTACCCGGTGCTCTAAGCCGGGGCATCCCCTGTAAGGGTGTATTCCTGTGGCACTGTAGAGGCTGTGTGGCGATATATCTCCCCCATCCCTGAAAGACGGCCCTTGTTTTTCCGCTACCATCCTATCACCCTACTACCGCCGCCGACCATGGTACACCCACGCACCACCCTACCACCAGCAGCAGGAGGCCCGCCGGGAGTACTCTTCTCTACAGGGGAGCGTGTGGCCCTCACTTACATCTCTATGCCCTGGATGGCATTCTCATACATGAACTGCTTGAGCGAATCAGCATCGCCAGCATTATAGTATTCCACCAGCCGAGCATTGAACTGCTCCATGTGCTTCTCCGTGATGGTCAGCATCCCGGCCCCAGCCTGTAACATGATCTTGTTTGCGAGGACCAGGCTGGTTCGCTTGTTCCCATCCCAAAATAGTTGGCCTCTTGCGCCCCATGCAAAGGCTGTGAGGGCTTTGTCTGTGGCGGTAGCAGCCATGTCCAGGATGTGCCGCAGCTGTGTTTCTGTGGCCTCTACGGTGGGGATGGGCGGCTCATAGTCCGTGCCGGATATGGAAACACGTCCCGTGCGCAGCTTGCCCCATTCCAGGGCTTCATTCCGGGCGATATACTCATTCAGCTTACAAACGTAATCCAATGTTACAGGCTCGTCAATAGAAGAGAGCAGAAAGCGCCACGCATCCCGCATGTTCAGGATGGCCTGGATATCGTCAAGGCGAACGTCCGGCACATTCACACCCTCCAGAATAGTCTTTGTCTGCGGAAAGGTGACTGCCCGGTTCTCCATCTTCATCCCGCAGTATACATTTTCATCCCACTTCTTCTTTGCCAGGAAGCGGCTTTGCTCCGGCGTGAGATGGTACTTGTCCGTATAGATCATGCCTGCTCCTCCGTGTCCCGCTTCATCTGCGCCTCTATTGCCCTGCCTATAAAGGCATTCACACTCTCGCCCATGCTGTCAGCGTGGGCCTTTATTTTGTCCTTTTGGCCCTTGCTCACGCGTACCTTGATTTCATCGTATGCCTTTGCATTGTATCTGTCTTTAACCACACTAGAGGTCTTTCCCATACGCCAACCCTCCCGGATTTGATACATACATCATATCACAATCTGCCTAGTGGGTACAGTATGCAAAATTAACAAATCATACTGGGTACATTTGTAACTATTGTCAATTTACATACTGGGCACAGTATGCTACAATAAAATCACAGCAAGGGACACGGCGGGCCTGCCAAGTGAGGGCCGGTTCACGATCCGGAAAGTACCTGTACCGCCGCCGATGTTCCAAATAATGAAAGGGGGATCACACGATGAGTAACAAGGAACTGAACACCACAGCAAAGGAGCTTATGAGCGTCCGGGCCATGATCGCGGAGCTGGAGGCGGAGGCGGAAGCCCTCACCGATAAGATCAAGGGGGTTATGGCGGAGCGCGGAGAGGAAGTCTTACAGGGGGACGGCTGGAAAGCCACCTGGAAGAACGTCACCAGCAGCCGCTTTGACAGCAAGGCCTTTAAGGCGGCGCACGCTGACCTGTATGGGCAATTCAGCAAGCAGACAGTGACCACCCGCTTTGTTCTCAGCGTATGAGAAAGGCTCCATATCCCCCAGTCGCCAAACCAAGGATATAGAGCCAAACCCGCAAATCAATGGGGGCTATGGGTACATGATACCATGGCCCCCGCCCAAAATCAATATGAAAAGAGGTTTTACCATGGAGAATTTACGGGAGCAGTTGAGGGTCGAGCTTATGAGCCTGGACGAGGAAACCGCGCAGGTCTGCATGGAGCTATTACTGGATATGGGCCTGATCCGGCCGGAGGTGCACGATGAACATTGATGCAACAAGTGCCGCAATCCTCCGCCGTCTCCTGCAAATGACCGAGGAGGAAAGGCTCGTTGTGCTCCAATTCGTGAGCGCGAAAAGGTGAGGGAAAACCCCCTCACTTTTTCCGTTTTCAAACCTGTAAAGGGCAAACTAAAGGGTAAACCCACTCTTTCAGCAAAGAAAAAGAACCCTCAAAGCCTTGCGGCTCTAAGGATTCTTTGGTGGCGGAGAAGGAGGGATTCGAATTAGTGTCCGCTCAAAAAACGGCGATAAATCGCGCTCAATCCTGTAGACGGAAACCATTGGAAACAGGTGCTTTCCGACCAATAGAGGTAAAAAGAGGAAAATGCGCTAAAGGGCAAATTAAAGGGTAAACTTTTTCTCTAAAGGGTAAACTTAAGGGTAAAAAACCGGCCCCGGAAGGATAACTTTCGGAGCCGTACTTTTATGCCTTTTTCACCCGCTCAATAAAGGATTGCATACGGGCCGCACTGTCCTGCTTCATCTTCTCAGAAACGTGTCCATACACGTCCAGGGTAAAGGACGCTGTAGCGTGTCCCAGGTTTCCCTGCACGGTCTTTACATCGTCCCCCTCCTGTAAGGACATAACTGCGAACGTGTGCCGCAGATCGTGTACCCTGGCATCCGGTCTGCCGATCCTCTCCGCTATCCTCTTGAATCGCTTATACACTGTGACCGCCACAAGTGGAGAGCCTATCTCATCAGTGAACACCAGATTATCCTTGTTCTGCCACGCGGCCCCCGCCGCCAGCCGTCTTTCTGTTTGCGCTACCTTTTCGGCCCGCAGCGTTTCCATAACGGAGGGAGCGGCAGTAATCATGCGGCCCCGTCCGCTCTTTGTCTCTGCAAGATAAGTGTGCCCATCCTTTTTCTTTTCCCGCTGGAGCTGTTTGTTCACCAGTATGGCCCCATCTTTGAAGTTCACACAATCCCAGGTGAGACCCAATGCCTCTCCCTCTCTCATGCCCGTAAACAGCACCACCGTGTACAGGTTTTCGTACCTGTCCCCGTGGAGGGCCTGTAAGAGAGCAGTCACTTCCTCCTGCTCCAGAGGCTTTATCTGCTTCTTCTCGATGCGGGGAAGCGTGCAGGGGTCCGATGGATTAAAGGCAATATAGCGCAGTTCCGCCGCCTTATCCAGAGCCTTGTGCAGTACACCGTGAATGTTCTTGATGGTTTTCGGGGAAAGGGTGTTTTCCCGGCCCCTCGCTCCGCTCTTTGTCGTTTTCAGACCGTTATAAAACTTCTGGATTTGCGCCGCGTTCAAGGCCGTTAACCTGATCGCGCCCAGCCCCGGCTTGATGTGGTTTTTGCACTGTGCGGTATAGGAGGCCAGCGTAAACGGCTTGACCGACCCGGTCACATATTCCCGTAACCAGATATCGAGCCATTCGGAAAGGGTGAGCTTGTCGGGCGCAGTATATACCCCCGTAGTAAGCGCGACCTCCGCCGCCTGCAATTTCTCCCGGACCTCCTTTTGCGTGCTCCCGTAAATGGAGCGCTGCACCTGCTTCCCGGTGCCGGGGTCCCGGCCCTCTGTATAGCGTGCTTCCCAATAGGTGTAGGGCTTCCCTTTGCGGATCACGGTCTTTTTTCGGATGGTTCCGGCGCCCTGCGCGTTCCGGCTATTCTTTGGCATTTGTACTCCCTCCATTTGTAAACGCCGCCCCACAGCCCGGACAATATTTCTCATTGCCCGCAAGCTCCTTTTTGCATTTTGGGCATTTCCCGTTTTTGGGATAGTGTAGGCTTTCGCGCTCTTCCATCAACTGTTTTATTATTTTGTTTTCTTCTTTCCGTTGCTTTGCATCAGCTTTCCGACACGCTTCGATTGCCTGCGCTACCCCGCAGACCTTAAAGGCAACACGCTCGAACAGCTCGCCTACATTGTGCAGTTGGTATACAAGCAAGCGCTCACCGTGAATGATTCTGCTCGGGCCAAATCTTTCTCCAACCTGTTCCAATGCGCTCCTCTGTAGTTTCATGTCCGCTCTGCTTTTCCCCGTGCCCATAAATGGCTTGTACTCCGTTGCCATTCGCAAAGCGTTCCGCCGCAATGATGCTGCCTCCATAAAGCAATCTTGCCCGTGCATGATAATTCCGCTGATTATGTCGCATTGATTAACGGCGTTGTCCCCCTCATTCATAGCGTGCAACACACCAGCCGCCTCCTCGGTCAACCCTGTAAAGGAGATGATCTCCGCCGCCGCCGCATTCTTTTTATCGCTCCGTCCCATAAGGTAATCAACCGTAACATGGAACACTTCTGCCAGCGCATACAGCACTGGTACACTGGGCATTGTCGCTCCGCGCTCATAGCTGCTTATCGCGGTTCCGCCAACATTAACCGTATCGATCACATCATACAGCTTTTCCGCAAGCACTTCTTGCGACCATCCCCAGATTTTACGCTCTTCTCTGATCCTGTCCCCTACGCATTTTTTTATTTGTTGCTCATTCATTCCCGGCACTCCATTCTCAGTGGACTTCTGCCTAAATTATGCCACAAAAAACATTAAAAGTCAATTTTAAATTTAGGACATTCTAAATCAAAACTGCTAAAATGGAAGCAAGAAAGGAGGCCGGTTTATGGTGATTAAGGCAAAGCCCAATTTCCGAATGTCGGCAGCCCATGCCGGGTATTCCCTGCGCGAGTTAGCAGAAAAAACAGGTCTTGCGCGGGAGAGTGTTTGCAGAACAGCACACGGCAGGCCCGTACAGGCGAGAACGGCCCGTAAACTATGCGAAGCACTGAATGCGGAGTTTGACGATCTCTTTGTAATAGAGGAGGAAGCACATGGAAAAACTGACCTATAACAGCAGGGAAGCCGCTGCCGCTCTAGGCGTATCTCTCCCTACGTTCTATGAATTGTCCAACAGAGCCGACTTCCCCGTGGTTCGTGTGGGCCGCCGGGTATTGGTTCCGGTGGATGGACTGCGGGCTTGGCTGGAAAAGGAGAGTAAGCGTGCCGGTTGATGTATTCCGGGAAGTGCGGGTTCATGTATCGGCGCGGGATGCTGTCCGCCTGTACGGAATTGAATTTGACCGCCGGGGCTGGGCGCAATGTCCATTTCATTCCGATACAAAACCCTCCATTTCCTTTAAGGGCGAGCGGTTCAAATGTTTTGCTTGTGGTGTTTCTGGCGATGCTATCGACTTCGTTTCCCGGTATTTTGGCATCTCCGGTGTGGAAGCGGTAAGGAAGCTGAACGCGGATTTTAAGTTGGGGCTTACTTTCGGAGCGCAGACCCGTAAAGAAGAATCCCGCCGCCTCCAAGAAATCGCTCACGCACACGCAGCCTTTGAAGAGTGGCGGGACCGTATGATCCGCCGATTGAACGAAGTGTACCGTTTGGCGCACTCAGCATTGCAAATGCTACCGGAGCCGTTGACAGAGCAGCAGGAGCTTGCTATCCGCTACCAGGCGCAAGCGGAATATTGCGCGGACACGCTTGAGGCTGGAACGCCTGAGGAACAGGCACAAATCTACCAGGAGAGGGGTGCCCTCACAAAGTGGACAGAGCGAATTTTGAAAGATTGATGGAGGCAGGGGCCTTTACCGCACCAGAAGAAAAGGGGAAAAAGGGCAAGTCCCATCTGAACACGGAAGCGCTGGAGCGGTTTATGCTGGAAAATGGTCTCTCTGTCCGGCTCAACGTGATCACGCACGAAATCGAAATGATCGGTCTGCCCCCAGACTATAACCCGGAAACCAAGCGGCAGGACTTCCCCGTATATTTGCATGACAATCTCAAAGCGGATTACCGTTGTGATCTCCAAACGGTTGTGAACCTGCTCTCTTTGATTGCCGGGAAAAACAGGTACAATCCTGTGCTGGATCTGATTGACAGCGTGGAGTGGGACAGGCACGATTATTTTGGGGACCTCATAGAAATCCTGGGGATTCCGATGGAGGACGCGCTATCTCAAACCTTGCTGTATAAATGGCTCGCACAATGCTATTGGATGCTGCATAACGATATCGGGCAGGCTTTTGGTGCTGACGGTATGCTCGTTCTGCAAGGGCCGCAGGGTATAGGAAAAACCTCGTTTGTGCGCATGATTGGTATCAGGCCGGAATTTGTGAAGCTGGGTCAATACCTGGACCCCCGCGACAAAGATACATACCGCCGCTGTACTTCCACATGGAT